CTACGCCGGCGGTAATACCTATGTTATATTTACCCAATGGCTGAAATTCATTTGCTACCGAGACCTGTATAAAGACATCTGGCTTTCGATTAATGTTAGTACGAGCAATATGTCGATCAATTAATTGATGATCTTCATTATCGGCTTCTAACGCATTCATTGGTGTATTACCCCATGGCAGTGATATAAGCTGTACATCGTACTTATCTGCTTTAAGAAGACTAAGTGCTAAATCTCTAGTGTGATTGCCGTAGCCAGATCTGGTAGCTACTGGACCTTGTAATACTATAAATGGCTTCATAATACTCCGACCTTTTCTAATTTTTTAGGTTGTTTTACTGTAAATAATGAGAATTTTTTACGTGGTTCCCATTTTTCAAAACACGTATCGATGCATTCAATGAATCTTTCGGACATTCGCCTGGCAGAGAAGTTA